TTTGATATAGCAATCATGGCTACAGAACTTCCGCTTCTTGTTCCCGTAGCAACTGAACGTTTTTCCGCATTGTGGACATGTATAGTTATAAATGGCTGTTTCACTTTTCTTCCTTGCCTGAGGATTTTCATTCCACCATATTCGGCGGCATTCATCAGAACAAAACTTCCGAATCCTCCCTCGTCCCTTTTGTTTAAGGAGTTTACCACAGAAGGAGCAGAGTACATGGTTCTTCATTTGCTCTTTCACATTTAATGCAACCACTTTTGCATCCCCATCTAGACCATTTTGCTTACAAAAGATACGAACAGTATCACGAGATTTTCCCAATACTGCAGCGATCGCTTTATATCCAACTCCTTTAAGCCGTAAGTTATAGATTTGTTGCCTCTCGGATTCGGTCATCACACCCTACTCCTTTCTGCGTAAACAGTATTTAAAAGGGCAATAAAAAAACGCATTAATCAGCTGTTAAACAGGCTAAAATATGCGTTTCATTCCTCTTTTTTGATTTTTAACTAAAACTGTTAAAATTCAGTCCTGTCAAAGGCTGAATACCACTTTTATCATTTCCTCAATCAAACCTTTTCGCAAAATCTGATAGTGTCTAAACCCTTATCACTATTGAAGCGAGGCTCATATTCAAGCCATCAATAGTAACCCCCCTTGTTTAATTCCGCGAAAATTCACGTGAAGGGGGCGCGCGGTCGCCATATAAAAGGTTGTAGAGATTTGACCTCCCCTACCCGTCCATTAAAAAGTGTAGATTGGATACTGATCTTCTGTTCTTGTCTTACGATCATGACATCTCTTACACAAAGACTGCCAATTCTTTTCATCCCGGAACAGTCTCTGGTCTCCTCGGTGCGGTTTGATGTGGTCAACAACCGTTGCTTGAGTCAGCTTCCCTTTCTGCTCACAGCGTTTGCATAGAGGGTGGGCATTTAAGAATCGTTTGCTTGCTTTCCTCCAACGGTTATCATACCCTCGCTCGCTTGCGTTCGCTCTATCATCTACATGAAGCTTCGCATGAAACTCACAGTACTTATCATCAGTCAACAAAGGACAGCCGTTGTGCTTGCACGGCTTCTTTGGTTTCTTTGGCATTGTTCTCAACTCCGTACTCAATAAAAAAAGCCCCGAAGGTTTGTCCTTCAAGGGCTGTTATATGATACTTCTATAGCTTATACTCTATCACACCAACGGGGTGGCTTATAATGGCTTTTCATGGCGTGTTTATGTATTCAAACAAAAACCCTCAAAGGACTTTAGCCTTCAAGGGTGATGTGGGAACTCTCGCTTTCATATGCATTCCACCGTGTTGTTTTCTAATCGTTCCGTCGCTTCTTTCAATGCTTTGCGATGCAATCGATAAACCCAACGTACATCGTATCCCATCATGGCAGCTACTTCTTCCCAAGTGCTACCACTAAGATAACGAAGCTCCAGCAGTAAACGGTAAGAGGGGTTTTCTATTTCAGCTACGAAGGTTGCCAACTCCCGTTTTAAATCAATCAACTGGTCAATGTCGTCATTGATTTCCTCCTCCAGGTTCATTAACTTAACAAGAGCACTTTCCATCGGTGATTGCTGTTTTGTACTTTGAACCTTATCATCCTGAAGGACAGATGTTGTCTTTAAAGCGAGGTCCCGTAACATGGAAACCTGTTCTAATTTACTGTTTATTCTTTGGTCAAGCTGAAAAGCCTGGGATAAGTATTCTTTAGCATCCACCATCAATTCCTCCCGTCTTTACAATCCATGTGGCAAACCCTCTTTATATCGATTCATTCTCGCTTTTACCGCTTCAATCAAAGCAGCTTGGCTCACATCTTTATTTTCCAACGCTTTCATCACCCGTTCATCGATGGTGTCTTTGGCAATGATATGGTGAATGACAACCGTTTGTTTTTGACCTTGCCTCCACAATCTTGCATTGGCTTGTTGGTAAAGTTCGAGACTCCAAGTGAGCCCAAACCAAATGATGATATTCCCGCCAGTCTGAAGATTTAGCCCATGACCAGCAGATGCTGGATGAGCTAACAGAACTTGAACTTTTCCTTGATTCCAATCTTTTATATCTTGATCCGACTGAAGGAGCCTTGGTTTTAATTTCTTTAAGTGTTTTAAAAGCCTGTCCTTATCATGCTGATAACCATAAAATACAAGAACTGATTTTCCACCTGCTGTTTCGATCAATTCATCCAAAGCTTTTAACTTTTCATCATGAATTTGTTTCACTTCACCATCTTCATCGTAAACAGCACCGTTAGCCATTTGTAACAGTTTATTGGCAAGAACGGCAGCTGAACCAGCCAAAACATCCGTTTCTTCAATCGATAAAATCAATTCTTTTTCTAACACCTCATATTGTTCCTTCGCTTTCTTGGGCAGTTCCACCGAAATCACATTATCCAGCCGCTCTGGTAACTCAAGATAATCCTTGGCTTTCATACTCACACAGATATCAGAAAGCTTTTCATAGATTGCATCTTCCGCATCTTCTTTTAATTTCCAAGTGTAGACAATCATTTGATTTCGCTTATCCGGAAGAAAGTATTTCTCTCGGTAACCAGTAACCGTTTTTCCCAATCGCTCTCCGCCATCAAGTAAATAAATCTGTGGCCACAAATCGATTAATCCATTTGGTGCTGGGGTACCTGTTAATCCGACCATTCTTTTAATAAATGGCCGTACCTTCTTTAAGGATTTAAACCGCTGTGCCTTTGAAGATTTAAAGCTAGATAATTCATCAATAACGACCATGTCAAAAGGCCAATCAGAATCAAATCGATCCACAAGCCAGGTTACGTTCTCCCGATTGATAATGTAGATATCAGCTTTTTTATATAGTGCAGCTACCCTTTGCTTTTCACTACCAAGCACTTTGGAAATTCGAAGGTCTTTCAGATGGTCCCATTTTTCTACTTCTTCTTCCCAAGTAGTACTTGCCACTCGGAGCGGAGCAATAACCAATACCTTCGCCACATCAAAGTAGTCATACATCAGTTCTAAAATCGCCGTTAGTGTGGACACTGATTTTCCCATCCCCATTTCAAGAAAAAGAGCTGATTTCTTTTTATCGATAATCCACTGGGTGGCATAAGCCTGGTAATAATAAGGTTTGTAAATCAAAGAACCATCTCCTCTAGCATTCGATCGACTGCCTCATAGCTATCAATCTTATATACTTTAAAACCCAAGGCTTCCAGCTGCATTTTCCTTTTTCGTTGTAAAGCCCGCAGCGTTTTAGCTGGTGCCTTTAATTCCACAAAAGCAACCTTTGAACCATTAAACAGCACTAACCGATCGGGCACACCTGCAAAACCGGGAGACACCAGCTTCAAAGCCAACCCGCCATTTTCGTTCACTTTCATTTTTAGCCTTTTCTCTACACTTGCTTCATTCATCTACCGGTCACCCCTAGAAATAATGTTTACAGCCAAAACTCAGTATTTACGGGCCTTTCAGCTTTCTCGTAAACAAGTAAACATAAAAACAGTTAACCTATACATATATGGCTATTAGGGTGTATAAGCTATATATGTTATTCTCTATCTCTTCTTTATATAGCTAGTTATGTTTATCATGTTTACAAAGTATATAAGTAAGAAGTAGTAAGACTTTGACGTGTAAACAATAAATATTTTTTAAAGTTTACCTGTTTACAAATCCTCTCGTCTGAACCCTCTTTGTGTTCCATAACTATTATCGAAACGAACAGAACTCACTCGTTTCCACCCCGATGTATGTTGGATGATCATATTAATTTCTTTGGCATCATATCTGGTCATGATGGATACATCCTTTTGGAAAAGTTCCTCCCAAACCATCTGGGCACACACCTTATTTAGCTTCATCGTTTTGTTTGATTCATCTTGCGAATCCATATGCAAATAGGCTCTTCTCGTACCAATGTCGAGTTCATACCAATTCATCGGAAAATCGCTTTCCAAATAAGTTCTAATACTTTCTGCAATTGGGTTCTCCTGTGTATGGGCAGCTTGCAGTTCACGAGCTTTTTCTTCGATGTCTTTACTTAAAGCCAAGGTCTCTCCCTTTTCATACAGTACCTTCGCCTCCGCCCAAACTTGATCAACTTCCTCTTCGGTTAAATCATCCCACATGTTTTTTGAGCCACCACCGTTCACTGTAATTGGCAAAAAACGGCGGTTCCCTGTCGGATCATTTAAAAAATCATAATCATTGGTTGTTCCAAAGAATACGCATTGTCGTTTAAACGTCTCATTATGCCTACCATAAGCAACCCGAAAGGTATCCTCAGATTTAGAAATAAAATGCTTTACTGCTTCGGTTTCTACTTTCTTTGTTGCCGTCAGCTCCGCCATTTCTAAAATCCACGCACCCTGAAGTTGCTCATAGGCTTCTTTGCCCTTCACAGTTATTAAGGAATCCGAGTGCCATTCTTTACCTAGAAGCTTAATAATGTAACTTTTCCCAACACCCTGAGGGCCAACAAGGACAACGCAGTAGTCGAACTTCGCACCTGGCCGATAGATTCTTGTCACTGCTGCAACTAGGATTTTTCGAGTAAACGTTCGGACGCAGTCATTATCATCAGCACCAAGATAATCGACCATTAAGGTTTCAATCCGCTCTTGACCATCCCAAACGAGACTGTCTAAATAGTCCTTAATCGGATGAAAGGCATATTTCACTGCCACCTCACTCCAAGCATCAGCAATAACACCCGCTCCTTTTATCCCATAGACAGAATAAAGATAATTTCGCAAACTGGCATCATCTGTATCAGACCAATATTCACCACGCTCAGCACCCCTCCATGGCAATTCATCTTTAATGACAACTCTATGGACAAAATCATTCATAGCAATTCGATCCTTTAAAGCTGGATCATTTTCAAGAATGAGGATAACATTCGGTGCACTCGAGACAATGTTTCCTTTTTGATCCCTTGTTAGTTCAGACAACCATTCCATTTCTTCCTCTTCAAAATCACCTACAGCAAGGCTTAACTGTTCTTTACCTAATGTCAGCTTTACCTGTCTGTCTTTTAAGGCTTCTTCC